GTCGTCCCTCTTAAGGAGCCTATCATGGACCGTGAGTATTGGACTAGCTTTCTTGTTCGCACTTTGATTTATATGCTGACTGAGTTCATGCAAAAGCATGGCCACGATGCAGCTCAAAATGTTATACAAAAAGTCAGTTCCGATCTCGCGTTCAATGAGAGACAAGTGATGTTGGGTCTTGCTGGGCTACCAAAGGTAGCCTCTCTCGACTCGACTTCACCATTTCCTAAGATTGACGACCATCTCTGAGCACGTAGCTCATCTACGTAACCAGCATATCCGGTTGTGACGCCGGTATGTTGAAACCTGGGTACGTTATGGTTCCTCGTAATAATCAAACATCTAAATACTTTTTCCGTTCGGGCACCCTTTATGGGAGCCCTTATGAAGAAATGACTTTAAATGTTGACCAAGACGATAACCTTACGATCTATACTGATGAACACCATGGGGACTTCAAAACCCCCAATCCGTTTCATTATGTAAAGGTTAGAACCCAGCGAATGGAAGGTACTAACTACTATCTTCTTCCCTCTCTTAACATTGAAATTTTCAGCCGAGGTCAGACTGGAGTCTTTGTTGGAGCTTTTGACGGACTTAATGATTTCGACACCTCTGTCTATAATGACTGCTTAGATAAGTTCAATGAACGTCTTCGCGGCTCTATAGACCTGAGTATTGATCTCTATCAGGGTCGTCAAACTCTTGCATTGATATCCAAAATAACCAAAGCGGTTAACTATGTTAAGCACTTTCCCGAAAACGCTCTTCGTGAGTCTTTTAAGGCTTTTGCCAAAGTGAGACATACGAATGGCGGCTCAATAAAAAGAGCTGTAAAGGAAGGTGGGGGCCTTTGGCTCGAATATACTTATGGCCTGAAGCCTACCTTAGCCACGCTCTACGACTCCGCTATAGAACTTAACCGAAATATTGAACCTTTGATGAAAATCGAAGTTCAATCCGGTCGAGTAACTAAAGCCGAACGTATGACTGGCGCAGGTTATCTTCCTTCTCATAAAGTAACTGCGAGCTCTTCTACCAGATACAAAATATCTGCGAAGATGAAGGCGAGTTCCGAAGTTTCCAATTTATTGGGCCACTTTACATCCTTAAACCCTGCATCGTTCGTTTGGGAGAATACTCCTTATTCGTTCGTTGTTGATTGGTTTTATGATGTAGGGGGTTATCTTCGTAACTTAGAGACTGCTTACCTTTATGGTAATCAGTTCGTTGGCGGTTACATGACCCAAACCCTCAAAGTCCTTTTTGAAGCCAAATGCCATGTTCATTCGAGCACGGTAGGAGGCGAAATAAACAATTGGGATGTTGAGGGGTGGACTAGCGTATCCGCTAAACGACGTACTAGAGTTACTGGGTTTCCGTTTCCACGGCCACCTAGTTTCTCAGTCGATCTCAGTAGTGGGCGGATGCTCAATGCCGCAGCACTGCTTTCTCAATTTCTGAGAAAGTAATCATGAGCAACAGAGCCGGTGATCGATTTTGATCATCATTCGTTTGAAAGTTTTTACACTTCCATTGGAGACTTTATGTCTGCCGTAACTAGCATCGTCCTTAATGACGCACAGGCGACCCCTGTGGCTCATACCTTTGTACCCATTGGCCCTGACGCTCAGGGAACTTGGTGGTTCGAAGACCAATCGGCTTCCGAGTCGATTAGTTTCAATCGAATTTCCTTGTCTCTTAAAAGAGCGTCAAATCCGTCGGCCGGCAGCAATGCCGGTCAGCGGATGAACCGTGTTACTGTGGGTCTTCATACCCCAAAGCTGGAAACTACGTCTACAAATGATGCGGGGCTTACGCCCCCACCGACTGTCGCGTATATCCTGCGTTGCAATGTTGAATTCATTCTTCCAGATCGATCGAACTTACAAGATCGTAAAGATCTTCGCAAATTCGTCGATTTCTTGATGGCTGAAACTCAGCTAACAAGTATGGTAGAGAATTACCAAAACGTGTATTAATCATCCACGTATTTGGTTCTAACTTTCCCGTTAGAACAACATTGGAGTAACTATGCATTCTGATAAATTTTCAGATATGGGCGAAGTATTCTTCGCTCTTTGCAAATCGGTTAATTCGCCAGTGTCGTTAGGTGCATGGCTCAGGTATAAGTATTCTCATACCGAGCTTGCATCTATGGATATCAATCCACGACATTACACTTCGGCTTCTGCCTTTAAGTATGATTACGCCGTTGTATCCTTTTTATCTAAATTTAAAGGGTTACATACGGGAATTGACCTTGAGGCTGTCGCCCTTCAGAAATTCAAACAATCTGAAGACCAATGTAGAGAAACTAATAAGCGATTTAGACATATTCAAACGGCGGATTTAACCCCGTCGGCTCACAGCGTATTATACGCTGCACAGCTAAAAATTGCTTCTGTCTTAGGTCGCTTAGACATTTCCTCTATTGTTAAAAAGTGTGGGTACGGCCCGGGCGCTACGTTCGAGTTACCTCGGCGTATGGCTCAGGTTGATAGGAAATTGTTTGAACTCCCTATCTCAGTTTCTAGGACAGCTTATCCCCTATTTAAAGCTGTTGTAGAAGATGACCTTCACTGGTCGTCGTCGATTCTTGGTGTCATGCCTGAAGGAAACTTCAGTTTGCTACCATCATGCTTCAAGTTTGTTGATGCATGCCGAATCGAAACTGTTCCAAAAAATGCGAAGACACACCGCATTATCGCTGTTGAACCCCGTGGGAACGGGTTCCTCCAAAAAGGAGTTGGCGATTATATTCGGAAAAGACTCCGACGTGTAGGTATCGACCTGGATAACCAGGGTAGAAACCAATTCTTAGCTAGTCAGGCTTTGAATTTGTCTCTTGCAACCTTAGATCTTAAGGCTGCGTCCGATACTGTTAGCAAAGAGCTGGTTTACCATCTCTTACCTCACGACTGGGCTATCCTTTTGGATAACTTAAGGTCTCGTCTGGCAATTTTGCCCGATGAGACATATGTCGTATTGGAGAAGTTTTCTTCTATGGGAAACGGCTTCACTTTTGAACTTGAAACTCTCATATTCTGGGCTTTAAGCTCAGCTTTATCAGAGGCTCGGATTCAAAGAGGGGTAGTTGCAGTTTACGGTGATGATATCATCGTTAACGCGAATATTGCGGATGAACTGATTTCCACACTAAACATATGCGGATTCACCATTAACGACCAAAAGTCGTTTAAAGATGGTCTGTTTTATGAATCGTGCGGCTTTCATTTCTTCGATAATATAAACGTTACACCTGCCTATCAAAAGGAGCTTCTATCTGATCAAATTTCTTTGATCAGATGTGGCAACCGGTTGATACGACTTGCATTTAGACTTGGCGGATATAAATGTTTAGATATATCTATTCGTGGCGCGTGGGAAACCGCACGCCGCAAAGATATCTCGTCTCATTTATATGCAATCCCGTTCAGTCTAGATGGTGACGATGCTTGGGCTTTACCTTATTCAGAGTTTCCCTTTTCTAAATGGACTTTCCGTCCGTCTCGATCGGGATCCTTTGATACGGGCATGGGCCTTCGCTGTCGTACTTTAAAGTCGCGGAACGTTCTTGTCCCTGGACATGAGCCTTCACTACTTGCAGTCTCGATGAGAAGAACTAAAGATCGCTTGCGTGATCCTTTTGTTACTGACGAATCGACCACTCCTTTCGGTGGTGATGTTGAGATCGTCTCCCGTACGCCTGTATGGGTCTCATCAAATAGGCGGGTTATCCCCGCCGGGGTGTTCAGCGTGGCTTGGCGATAAGCCACGTGGAGGTTCTCTTTGAACTTAAAGCGGTATTTTGCGC